CGGCAAGTACGAGAAGAACCTGACGGACAACCTGGCTGACGCTTATACCGTCAAGATCAACAGCGGCGCGGACCTGCTGACGTTCACGACGACGACCGGCGCGACAGCGGTTGTTCCCGTGGCCGGCATCGGTGCGGCAGGTGGCTTCACGGCTTCGCCACGCAATGTTCACACCGGCGGCGTACCCGCTCAGATTAGCACCGAAGGCACGAACCTCGACATCGTGGTCACGGAACTGTACGTCGCCGAGTTGTTCATCCCATGCAATATGACGATCACGGGCGCTGCGGTCCTGTGGGGCACGAACACAAACGGCAACGCCAAGATTTGCTTGTTCAATTCCGCTGGGACGCGCGTGGCAATCTCGGCATCGACAGACGTATCGGGCTTTACTGGCGACAGCTACGGAACGCGGATCGCCTTCTCGGCAGCTTACGCCGCCAAGGGTCCGGCGACGTACTACCTCGGCGTGATTTGCGACGACAACACCAACGACATCAACACACACATCCTGGGTAACTTTGGTGCCGGCAAGATCACCGGACTCGTGTACGCGACCGAGGCGGGCTACGCCACGATCACACCACCCACGACGTTCACGACCGGACTGGGGCCAATCGCAACGCTGTACTAGGCACACACAACTGACTTTTCCTTGCGGCAATTGATTCGATTTATACAGGCCCGCACGGTATTGGATTCTAGCTTCGCGGCTAGTCTCGGGGACCGTCGGGCTGCTTGCGGCCCGGCGGTTTTTTTGTGGCCAAGAAACGGATACGCAGCGAAGCCTACAAGGCACGGCAAAGAGAGCGGCAGCGAGAACGAAACAGAAAACGCTTCGCGGAAATCAAAGCCACCCTGCCCCAAGGGCCGCATCATCGGATTTGCAAACACAAACACCACGTTGGCCTCGATCGCCGCGTCCCTGCATCCGCCTTTGATGAACAGACCAAATACTGCGCCGTCTGTCGGGCACGCGACCGATACCGCCGCAAAGCAATCAAGCACCTCACGAAAGTAGCTATGGCCCGCGACAAACTCCTCGACGCCATCGCCGAAGGCAAACTCGGTCACGGGACCATGAAGGACTTCGCCCAAGCATCCTTGCGGGTGTTCGGCGGCGTGGACGGACTGGTCAACCACCTCAAGCTGGAATTCGACGCGGCGGACGAAGGCAGCCTGATTCGCAAGCAATACCTGGAACTGATCGTCAAGGTACTCGTTTCGCTGGCAGCGGCGGGACAAGAGGAAGATTTGGAGCAAGTGCCGGACGCCGAACTGGCGGCTCGCATCGAAGCCATGCGGCTGGACGCCGCCGACAAGTTGCTGAAGTAACATGCCCGACCCAATCCATAGTATGAGCAAGCGGCCCCTGCATCGCGCTCGCGGTGCGCAGGTTAAGTCGAAGCAAGAGTCGATCGGCGTGGACTTCACCAAAATGGCCCGCATGGAGGCCGAGTACGACAAGCGGAAACTCGAAACGCTCAAGTGCCTGACGCTGACGGATAAGCAGTGGTCGGCCATCAAAGCCAAGTCCCGCAAGCGGCTTTTTGTCGGCGCGAACCGTGCGGGAAAAACGAGCTTGCTGGCCATCGACATCGCGTTGATCCTCACGGGCGCACATCCGACCCGCCAATACCCGGACGGCTACGAAGGCAAAATCTACTGCGTCGGCAAGGACACGAACTCGCTGGCCAAGGTGTTTTACAAGAAGCTGTTCATGCGGGGTGCGTTCTGGCTCATCAAGGACGAAGTGACGGGCCAGTGGCGGAGCTTCCATCCGACCAACGACAAGCACCGCGACCGCGAGAAGAAGCAAGCGCCGCCCTTGGTGCCGCGCCGGTTCATCCAAGAGGAGTCGTTCCGCGTCAAGAAGACGAAGGTGCCCAAGACGGTGATTCTCAAGAACGAGAAGAACCAGATTTGGGAAATCGACTTCTTCACCGGCAACGCCGAGCCGCAACGCGGTGTCGACTTGGACGCCGTGTACTTCTCGGAAGAAATCGAGGACGGCGAGTGGTACAGCGAAATGATGGCCCGCATCCTGGACCGGCACGGCTTCTTCGTGTGGGACGCCGCCCAACAAGACGGCTCCGATGCGCTGTCCGAACTGGACGACGAAGCCGAACGCCAACAAGATAAGCCCGACCCGGATGTGTGGAAGATTCGCTTCAGCCTGTACGACAACCCGTACATGCCGCTGGAGGAAATCGAGTTCCTGGAGAAGTCACTGCACTCCCAAGAGGAACGGGACATCCGCATCCACGGTCTGTCGGCGGTGCGGAAGATTCGCATGTTCAGCGAGTTCGCCACGGAGCGGCACACGTTCTATCGGGACTGGCTACCGAAGGGGTCCATTCCGCTGGACTGGTGCCGGTTCATGGCGCTCGACCCTGGGATCGAGTGCGCCTGCGCGTTGTTCGCCGCCGTGCCACCGCCGTCGTGTGGGTTCCATCCGAATCTGATTCTGCTGTACGACGAAATCTACGAGAGCGGCAAAACGATTCCCGAGATGGCCCGACTGATCGCCGCCAAGATGATCGGCCAGAGTTTTTGGGCGTTCTTCATCAACGAATCACAAGGCCGCAAACAGAACAACACCACGGGCCGGACGGAGAAAGAGCAGTACATCGACCAGTTCATCAAGTACCGCGTCCGCAGCGACCGCACGGGCACGGGCTTCTGGCCCGGCTTCAGTGAAGTTGCGGCCGGCGTGCAGATGGTCCGCACGGCACTCGCGCCGACACCGGAGACCGGCAAGCCCCGTTTGATGTACCTGGAAGGGACGTGCCTGAACTTCGTCAACGAAATGCGGATGCTCAAGCGCGACAAGGTGAAGAACAAATACGGCGGCACGGAATACCTCGACATCCCCGCGCCGCGACAACCCGATCATGCGTTCGACTGTTCAAGATATTTGGTCGGCCACAACCCGACGTGGCACAAGCCGACGCCGCCGGCCAACGCCAACAACTGGATCGAGAACGAGGTGGAGCGTTACCACCGCACGAAGAAAGGCCGGCGCAGTTGCGTCGTGCTAGGACCGAATCGCAAGGAGAAAAGTCATGTCTGAGACCGCCGTGTTGGACGCCCCGAAGGTGGAAGAAAAAGCCAAGGCATTCGAGATGCCGCTGCCACAACCGGACGCGCAAGTCCGCTGGTACGCCAAGGGAATCAAGAACAACGAGCCACGGATGGGCTACGTGATGGGGGTGTTTCCTGGCACGCGCCGGGTTCGCATCTTCGTACCGTCCGAGCAGCTTGGCCCGATCAAGACCGCCATGCACATCGACGACCCGGACGTTATCAACCGCCCGATGTCGGTGCAGAACGAAGTCGTCGGCGCGTGGGATTTTTCGACCGAGCATTACCGCCGGGCGGAGTGGGAAGAAAAGATGCTGACCGAGTTCAACGCGCTCAAGGAGCGGGTGAACGACCTCGACGGCAAGTGGAACGACCCGGCCCCTATCGTCAAAAAGAAAGCCTAAGGATTAGGCCATGCCTGTCACGGAAGACGTACTGACCGTCAACGAACTCATCGACAACCCACTCGCGCCCGTTTGCCGGGCGTGGTGGAAGTTGGGTAAGCGTGCGCGCGAATGGAAGCAAGCCGAGTTCCAGGCCGACGCGGACGACGTGATGATGTTCTTCAATGGCACGAAGGACGACTTCTTCGACAAGGCGTGGGCGACTGGCCCCAACGGCTACGCGGGCAAGGGCAAGGAAGTTCCGCAGCCGGACTTCCAGATGGTGCTGATGAAGCCCGCCGAAGCGGTGCAGTTATTCGGCCCGACGCTGTACGCCAACAATCCGACCATCGAGATTACGCCGATCCGGTTCCCGGACATCTATCCGGCCGGACTCGGCATCGACGAGCGGATGTTGCAACCGCAGCAAGGGCCGGATGGCCAGCCGATGCCGCCGACGCCGCTGCAACAGCAGTTTGAAGCACTCGAATTGCACGAGCAGCGGATGGAGCAAATCCGGCACTGCAAGGCGACGGTCCATCGTGAATTGCTCAACTACGAGCAACGCGAACTGGACAAGCAGTCGCACATGCGGAGCATCATCGACGAAGCCTTGCTGATGGGCCTGGGCGTCGGCTGGACGGAAGTCGAAGAGATGCCGGTCGTCCGGGCAGGCGAAGAGCCACGCAAGCTGATCGGCACGTTCTACGACACCGTGCGGAATCTGTTACTCGACCCCGACGCCGAACATTGGGATGAACTGCAATGGATGGGCCGCCAGCGCTGTATGCCGTACTGGGAAGCGGAAGAGAAGTTTCGGCTCCCCAAGGACTCGCTCAAGAAGTATGCCCGCAAGGAGAGCATTGCCCAACAAGAAAATGCCGACGCGGGGGACGAACAGACCGACCGCAAGAACGGCAAGACGAACGACTTGATTACGTTCGTCGAGTTCTACTCGAAGATGGGGATCGGCGATCGGTTGAAGGGGGTGCCCGAAAACCTGATGGACGAACATCTCGCCAAGGGGATGAGCAAGTTCAAGTGGGATGAAGTGTTCGGGCAGTATTGCTATCTGGCCGTGGCCGCGAATTGCCCGTGGCCGCTCAACCTGCATCCGTCCAAGTGGGAGCAATCGCCCGAAGAACTCAAGCTCGAAGCCGAATGGCCGATCCCGTTCTGGATCGACAACGAATGGCCCTGTACGCCGGTGGCGTTCCATCCGGTGCCGGGACACGTCTGGCCGATGTCGCACTTCAAGCCCGGTCTGGGCGAACTGAAGTGGCTGACGTGGGCGATGAGCTTCCTGGCCAACAAGGTCCGCACCAGTTGCGGGACGATCATTGGCGTGCGCGGTGACGCGGCGGACGAGATTGTGCCGGCGCTGGAATCGAACAGCGACAACCGGATCGTGAAGATCACGGCGGCGATGGAGGGCAAGAGTCTCCGCGAGTTCGTCGACTTCCTGCAACAGCCGCCATTCCACGGGGACATCTACAACGTCATCCAGGCGGTGATGAACGAGTTCGACAAGCGGATCGGACTCTCGGAAATCCTGTACGGCATGGGTGGCGCGACGCAAGACCGTAGCGCCACCGAAACCAATATCAAGCAGCAGAACGCCTCGGCACGCATCTCGGACATGACCAAGGCGGTCGAGACGGCGCTGTCCAAGATGGCCGTCAAGGAAGCGTTTGCCAACCGCGTGTTCCTCGACCGACCCGAGTTCGTCCAAGACATCCTCGGCCCGAAGGGGACGCAGATTTGGTTCACGCACGTCCTGACCGAACCGCTGGACCGCGTGGCCCGCGAGTTCGAGTTCAAGATCGTGGCCGGCAGTACCCGCAAGGGCGACAAGCAGACCAAACTCGAAACCTTGCTGGAGTTCTCGCGGAACTGGGGACCGATGCTGCAAGCCGCGATGGGCATGGGAATGCTCGACCCGATCAACAACCTGATGCTCGACACGGCCCGCCTGATGGACGTGGAGGAACCGGAGAAGTACACGTTCATCCCGCCGCCGCCGCAACCGCCGCCACCTGATCCCAAGGCCGAAGCGGAACTGCAACGCACGCAGATCGAGATGCAGCAGAGCCAAGAGCAGCATCAGATGGACATGCAGATGCGGATCGCCGAAATGCAGATGAAGCGCGAAGAGGCGATGCTCAAGCAGCAGGAGATGGAAGCCCGGCTGATCTTCGAGCAGCAGAAGCAGCAGATGACATTGCAGATGATGCGCGAGAAGGCCCAGATGGAACTGGCCATCGAACGCGAGAAGGCCCAGCAGTCCATGCAAGTCGAAGCGGTCAAGGCCGAGCAACAGTTGGCCGTCGAATCCACGAAGGCCCAGGCGCAGCAGCAGCTCGAATCGCAGAAGGCGGAGACGCAACTGGCCGTCGAGAAGCAAAAGGCCGACGCCTCGATTGAGCAGTCCAAGGAAATGACCAAGGCCAAGGTCGAGCAGACCAAAGCCACCGGCAAGGCGCAGGCGGACGCCGCGAAGCTGAAGGCCAAGGCGACACCGAAGAAGAAGGAGTCCAAGTAATGCAAATCAAAGTCAACGGTCGCTTGCTATCGGAAGAGGAGTCGGCAGCGTGGGCGGCCAAGAAAGCCAAGCAGAACAAAAGCATGTTCGCCGAACTGGCGGCGGAGAAACGTGGCATCGGCGTCACCGGCACGGACACGCAATTCCGCCAAGGCAATCACCGGCAGTTTGAACGGTCGCCGGCCATCATGCAGCGGGAGATGAAGCGGCGACGTGGCTACTCGGGCAACGCGGTGTGGCACAACCAGCTCGGTGCCTACGTCGAGAGCGTGGCCGACATCAAGCGGGTCGCGGCCCGCAAGAACAAGACGGTTGAATTGGACAACGGCAAGATACTGCATCAAGGCGAGTACGTGCCGGAAGTCCGACCACCCTTGGCCGACCATATCGTGCAGGCCCGGATGTTGAGCTACGCGAAGGAAGACCCGTCGCTGGTCTCGACCCCCGCCAAGGTCAAGAAGCTGCACGAGGACGTGATTAACAAGCATACGCCACATTGGCGGAAGAAAGACAAGATCATCGAATAGGAGACCCAAGGATGGGACAGCAGCATTTTCGCGTCAAACGATTCACGACTCCGCAGGTGGTGTCGGTCTTGCAAGTGGCCAGCTTGTCATCGGCGGTCCCCATCGACTTTCGGAACGCCGCTGGTGGCTTCTTCGAGGTCGACGACCAAGACACTAACATGACCACGATTACGTGGTACACGCTGTCGGGCGCAGAGGGCGCGACGCGGGTGGCGGCCAACACCGACGCGGGCGTGGCCATTACGCAGACGGTGGCCAACGACAAATCGTATGCGATTCCAGCGGCGCTGTACAGGACCGCATATCTCATTCCCATCAATAATAACACCGGCACGATCCGCGTCGACCTGAAGTCATAACCATGAGCGTTAGTCAGCAGTTCAT